AGATATTGCGTTAAGCAACATGGAAACAGCTATAGATACTTTTACAGAAGCTGCTACAGAAATAGCAGTAATTCTAGAAGTAACCACACTAGCCGAAGAAGCTGCACAGACTGGAACAAATGCAGATGCGCAAACAGTTGCAGAGTTTGCAGAAGCAAATGAAGCGTCCCTCACTTTACAGGCAGAAACCGTCACTGAGTATAATAGCTCTTTAGAGGATATAGAAGGCTATGCTCAAGAAGCAGCTGCCTATATTGGTATCGCAAACGATGCAGACTCTGTTGCCTTTTTCGACAGTAGCGCAGAGCAGGCAAACTCTAGTTTTGTAGATGAAGTACAAGCTAGTTACCAAGCTTCAAACAATTGGGTTAAATTAGACTTTGATAATGTAAATTATGCTGCTGCAGTTTACTTTGATGGTACAAATGGTCTAGACTTGTTCGTAAGCAGTACTCAGGTATTACTCGATGGAGAAGGACAAACGTTTTACACCAGTAGTCCAAGTTATGTTGGCTATGAATGCTTCTTCTACAATACGGGGTGTGACTAATGTCTTTGGAAGAAACAGAGGTAAATGTTGGTGGAGTAAGATTTAAGGGAATTCACCTCGCAATCGTATTTGGAATAATATCTAGTATCGCAGGTACAATATGGACGGCTTCTTCTATTTACTCAAGACTAGAAGCTGTAGAGGCGTATGAGATACCCGACATTACAGAAGTAACAGAAGAAGTCCATTTAATTAAACAAGAGTTACAAGCTAATGACATCAGTCAACTTCAAGGTAAATTAGCAGTATTACAGACCAATCTAGAAACTATAGTAGATCAACAGCAAAAGCTATTACTTATACAAGAAAGAGTAGTAGCCGCAGAAAAAACAGTTACCGAAATGGAAACAGAAGTAGAGAAGGCGGAATTAGCCGTTGATAGAATAGATAAATTTGATGTGTTCTTACAGGGCATGGAAGGAAAATTTAAAAAGATTGATAAAGAGATTGATGATCTCTGGGAAGGGTTAGATACCCTCGCAAACCCTTTAGGGTAGGAGAAGTACTAATATGACACCAGAAGAGTATATGGAACAACACGAGAGACTTTGTGAAGAGCGAATGCTCCATATAAAAGAGCGTCTCGATGCTGGGGGCAGTAAGATGAATCGGTTAGAACTACAAATATGGGGGGTTTATGTTGTAGTTATACTTAGCGTAGCACTCCCACAGTTTTTAGGATAAATAATATGATGTGTCAAAATCCAGATTGTCTTTGTGTCGAAGAAGATTGTTGTGCAGAAAACTGCGCAGAGAATGAAGAATGCCAATGCTGGCAAAGTAAAGAAGGAGAACAGGAATGAAAGTAGTAAGAAATGCAGGTCGTGATTCACAAGTTTTTGAATTACAAGAAGATAATGGTACCGTAGTAGGTAAATTCTCTAGCCGAGCAGAAGCAGAAGCAGCTATGGGTAACGAAACTCCTGTAGAAGCTGCGCCTGTTGTAGAAGCTGAAGCTCCTGCTGAAGCGGAGCCTGTTGTAGAAGATGAAGGCGAGGTCTGATTTTGATCAGCCCTGCTAAATATGCAGAGTGGGCTAGTCTAGCTTACTTCGACCCTACGAGTGTTAACCTTGGTAGAGATACTTTATTTATCGAAGCAGATAATGCTGAAGGATATATCTTTAAGTATAAGAACTTTGATGTAATATCTCTACGAGGTACTCAGCCAGGCCAGTGGAAAGATATTGCTGCTGATTTAAAATTCTGGCGTATGGATCCTGCAGGTACAGGAGAGAGAATTCACTCCGGATTCTGGAGAGAAGCGTTTTCTCTCTTACCTGCTGTTATTAGAAACACTGACCCCGAAAAGCCTGTGTGCATAACTGGACATAGTCTTGGAGGAGGTATGGCTGTCATTATGGCAGGATTCCTAATGAAAATGGGATACGATGTAGTGGATTTATATACCTTTGGGCAACCTCGAGTCGGAAACAACAAGTTTGTAAAAAGGATTGAAGCAGGATGTAATTGGCAGCGTTACGTAAACAACAACGATGTTGTGCCCACTGTTCCTCCTAAAGTTTTTGGACTAATGTTTAAAGACGGTGGTACTCTCCAGTACATTAACGCAAACGCTCAAGTTATAGAAAACTCAACTTGGAAAGAACGCATGAAAGATAAACTAGTGGGTATCAAAAATTCATGGAAGCAAGGTAAATATTTTGACTCTTTTGCGGATCATTCTATGTCGTGCTATAAAGAACACCTAATTAAAAACAACAAAGAGTAAACGTATGTCTCTAGAAATTAGCAGGTCGGATGTCATTGGTACTGAACTAATGGACTATCCGGCCGAAGATAGATTTATAAAACTACCAGTAAAGTCTTATTTGGATTTATTAAATGTGGATCCTATTCCCTCCCAGATCTCTGTTATAAATGCAATTAACAATCCCAAATATCGATTTATATGTGGCGCTCTGTCTAGACGGCAGGGTAAAACATATATTGCAAACATCATTGGACAGCTCACCGTATTGATACCCGGATCTTCTGTGCTGCTTATGTCTCCTAATTATTCTCTTTCCCAGATATCTTTTGACTTACAAAGAAACCTTATCAAGCATTTTGATCTAGAGGTTGTAAAGGACAACGCAAAAGACCGCGTAATAGAACTATCTAACAACTCTACTATAAGAATGGGATCCATCAATCAAGTAGACTCAGTAGTTGGTAGAAGTTATGACTTAATTATCTTTGATGAGGCGGCTCTAACAGATGGCAGAGATGCATTTAACGTTGCACTACGACCTACACTTGATAAGTTAAATAGTAAGGCTTTGTTTATCTCAACGCCCCGAGGTAGAAATAATTGGTTTGCTGATTTCTTTTACCGAGGTTTTAATGATGAGTTTCCAGATTGGTTATCTATCAAAGCGACATATCACGAGAATCCTAGATTTAGCGAAGATGACGTAAAAGAAGCTAAGAAATCTATGTCGACTGCTGAATTTGCCCAGGAGTATTTAGCAGATTTTAATACTTATGAAGGACAGGTTTGGAACTTCGACTATGAGAAGTGCACCACCAATTTAGATAACTTCAATCCTGAGGGTATGGATATCTTTGCAGGGTTGGACGTAGGGTATAAAGATCCTACTGCATTTATTGTTATTGCTTATGATTGGGATACTGAAAGCTATTATGTGCTCGATGAGTATATAGAAGCTGAGAAAACAACAGAGCAGCACGCTATGGAAATCCAAGAGAGAGTAATGAAGTGGGACATAGATTATATTTATATTGATTCCGCAGCTCAACAGACAAGGTACGACTTTGCACAAAACTATGATATTAGTACTATTAACGCGAAGAAGTCTGTACTAAATGGAATTGGTCATGTAGGGAATATCGTTGATAATAACAAACTGTTTGTTAACCAAAAATGTACTCACACCTTAGAGTGCTTGGACCAATATCAGTGGGACCCTAATCCTAATTTAATGCGTGAGAAGCCAAAACATGATAAGTTTTCTCATATGTCAGATGCTTTAAGATATGCTTTGTACAGCTTTGAAACTGCGAGTACCAGCTTTTAATTGGTACCAAGAAAAAAATATGTCTTGACATTAACACCTGAATCTTGGTATAATTTTGAAAGTGGAAAATCGTAAATGGACCTAAAGAGAGACCTAGTAAAATACGTTAGGGATAAAGCTAAATCTAAGTACCAAAAGAGTACGGAGTGCTTTATCTGCCAAAGTGAGGAAGAATTAGACTTCCATCACTTTTATGGGTTAACAGAGTTATTAGATATATGGTTGCGCAAAAATAGCTTAACTATATCTACAGCTGAACAAATCATGGATGTACGAGATGATTTCATCGAGGAGCATTTAGAAGAACTGTACGATGAAGCAGTTACTCTTTGCCATACTCACCATCTTAAGTTACATTCCATATATGGTAAAAGGCCAAAGTTAGTAACAGGACCCAAACAGAAACGGTGGGTAGAGAAGCAAAGAGAAAAGTATGGCTTGGTATAATAATATCTTCAATAGGCAGGAAAAACTAAATCCCGCACAATCTATGATCGCATACGATCAAGGATTGACTATTGGCACGACTGAAAATTATAGAAGCTATGCCGCTGCGTATGAAGAACTAGAAGTAGTTAACCGTGCAGTAAATATGATCGTAGATGATTCAGCAGAAATTCCTGTTGATGTAGGAGAAAAACTAGCCTTAGACCCCGTCTTTAAAAATATTCGTAAATCAAGAGTAAAACTGCTTTTGAATCACGAGCCTAACCCTTTTCAGGATATTAACACATTTAAAAGAAATTTAATCATTGACTTACTTATTGATGGCAACATCTTTGTATACTTTGATGGAATGCATCTTTATCAGCTACCTGCTAGAAATGTGGAGATTGATACAGACGAAAATACTTATATTAAAGGTTTTGTATACCAAGGAAAACTTAGCTATAGCCCTCAGGAAGTCATTCATATTAAAGAGAATTCTTTTAATTCAATGTACCGAGGAGTTCCTAGGTTAAAGCCAGCATGGAGAACCATGAAAGTTTTAGGTTCAATGAGAAAGTTTCAAGATAACTTTTTTAAGAACGGAGCAGTACCTGGCTTGGTTATCAAAAGCCCTAATACTCTCAGTGAAAAGATTAAAGAACGTATGCTTGCTGCTTGGCGGGCGAGGTACAATCCTGAAGCGGGAGGACACAGACCTCTTATTTTAGATGGAGGATTAGAGTTAGATACTTTATCGAATACTAACTTTAAAGAGCTAGACTTTGCGGAGTCTATTAAAGCTAATGAGAATATTATACTTGAGGCTATAGGAGTTCCCCCTATTTTAATGGACGGGGGTAATAATGCAAATATTCGCCCAAATCACAGACTCTACTATTTAGAGACTGTACTACCTATAGTTCGCAAGATTAACTTTGCATTTGAAAGATACTTTGGATTTGACTTGCAGGAAGATACTAGTAATATCCCTGCCATGCAACCAGAATTGAGAGACCAAGCCGGTTTCTACTCGTCGCTTGTTAATGGCGGAGTAATGACTCCAAACGAAGCAAGAATACAAATGCGATTAGAACCGCTAGATGGCTTAGATGGAATACGAGTTCCTGCAAATGTAGCAGGGTCTGCAGTAGATCCTTCCCTAGGTGGACGGCCAGGAGAGGGTACTGAAGATGACGGATAAGGCAATATCAGATATTGATTTTAAGCCTACAGAATCTATGGCTAAGGAAGCCCAGAAAGGCTTGGATTGGCGTAAAGAATATAATCGAGGTGGCACTCAAATAGGGGCTACTAGAGCAGGGCAGCTTATACGACGTGATACTTTGTCAGCTAGCACTGTTAAAAGAATGCATTCCTACTTTAGTCGACATGAAGTCGATAAGAAAGGTAAGGGGTTTTATCCTGGGGGTGAAGGCTACCCAAGCGCAGGCAGAATTGCATGGGCTTTGTGGGGTGGAGACGCAGGTCAATCTTGGGCTCGCAAGAAAGCGGGTCAGATAGATAGAGAGCGAGACAAGTCACAGGTTAGAGAAGATGTTTTTACTACTCAAGCAGAAGCAGAAGCTAGAGCAGAAGAAATTGGTTGCGTAGGCACTCACTCCCATGATGAAGATGGGAATATTGTTTTTATGCCATGTGCTACCCACGATGACTATTTAGATGCTGCAGAAGAAACAGAGACAGCAGAGAAAGCAGTTTCTTCTCAAATGAAAGCAGCCTTAGCTAAAAAAGCTAAAGATCATAATGAAAAGGTTGGAGATGCGAAGACTAAAAGAACTTCTACTCGAACCCTCATTTCGGTATTTAATAGAGGAGTAGGGGCTTATCATACTAATCCAGAGTCAGTTAGACCCGGTGTTAGTAGTCCCGAACAATGGGCATTAGGAAGAGTAAACAGCTTT